GTGAACCGGATTCATGGCTTACTGGCCACGGCGCCTGAGACTGTGAAGGATCGGTTTCTCAATGCACGCTATGACAACAACCAGCCTTTGGGATCAGACACAGATACATTGAAGTGGTTGATTGATATGGCGCTGGTAGCCAACCCTGCGACTACGCTGGTTCCGGGTGCTGGAGACAACATCGTTGGAGCGGTTGATGATGAGATTAAGTCCATCGAGACTCTGATGAGAAGCAAGACATCAGAATACTGGAAAGGGCCCAAGGCTTATGACATGCAGAAGCGATATCGTGAACTGGTGACAGCACGGGACAATATGAAGAAATAACGCAGTAGCGTTGGAATTGTAGTGGTTTAATTGCTACAACTAGGCTATGGATGATGAAAAGGAGAAGCGCCGCATAAAGACAGCAAAGTGGCGTGCTGCGAACCCAGAGGCGAATCGAGAGATTAACCAAAGGTCTCATCATAAGAACAAGGAAAAGAGGAACGCTTACTGTAGGGAATATCGTGAGCAGAATCTTGACCACATGCGGCATCTTGGACGGGAATGGTCGAAAGTCAACCTAGACAAGCAGAGAGGATACAAAGCGTTGCGTAGGGCGGCAAAGGCTCACGCAACACCTATTTGGGCAAGCGATGAATTTGATTCGTTTGCTGTAGAAGAGATGTTTGATCTCGCCCAGCTCCGCACTAACGAGACTGGCGCTGAATGGCACGTTGATCATCGCGTACCACTGAGATCAGAGAAAGTATGCGGCTTGCATTGTATGGCCAATATGCAAGTCATCACCGCTGCTGCTAATCACAGCAAAGGTAACAGGCACTGGCCACAAATGTAGCTTTTAAGCACAGTCCCGAAAGTGCAGCAGTTGGCCCGCATTATGCGCTACCCCAACTAACCCATTACCGGCTTCCCTGGCAAAAGGCGTTTAATTTAACCTTTTAAAAGGAGATATTGTAATGGCTCAAACAGCATTCCAAACACAATATCGCCAGGAGTTCATTCACGGATTCGAGCAGCGTCAATCGTTGCTCCGTGACACTGTAACGACTGAAGCGGTAATCAAGGGTAATCAGGCTGTCTTTCTCGTTGCCGATTCAGGTAGCGCAGAAGCAGTCACTCGTGGCGTGAACGGATTAATCCCCGCTCGTGCTGATAACTTAACCCAAAACACCTGCACACTGACTGAGCAACATGATTTGGTTCGTAAGACTGGCTTCAACGTCTTCGCCTCTCAGGGTTCTCAGCGTCAGATCATGCAGGAAACCACCATGGCGGTTGTTAATCGCAAGATTGATGATCAAATCACTGTTGTACTGAACACTGGTACGGTAACGATTGGTTCATCCTCAACCATTCCAAGTGTGGACTTGTTCCAGAATGCACGCGTTAAACTATCTAACGCCTCTGTACCCTGGGACTCACAGATCACACTGTTGTGCCAACCTTCATTCCTTGCCTATCTTGAGCAGGCTCCAGAGTTCGCTTCGGCTGACTATGTGAACATGCGCGCGTATGCAGGTGATGATCCAAGCTGGCGTGATCAGCCGATGGCATATCGGTGGAGAAACACCATGATCTGTGAACATCCTAACCTTCCAGGCAAGGGTACTTCGAGTGAGAAATCATTCCTGTATCACAAGTCTGCGATTGGACATGCTGCTGATACCTCTGGTATGCAGACTCCTGTCGGTTACGATGAAGAGCAGGATTACTCGTATGCACGATGCTCCATGTACATGGGCGCTGTCTTGCTGCAAAATGCGGGAATCGTTGTGGTTACTGCAGACGGCTCAAATTACGCTTAGTAATCAATAACTTATGAAGATAATTACCTGCAAAGAAGCAAAGGCACAAAGTAAGGTTAAATACTTTACTGGTAAGCCGTGTCCGAAAGGACATGTTTCTGAACGATTCGTCAGTACGCGAGGATGTGAAGAATGTGTTCTTGCAAAAAGTCGAGTCTGGCAGAAGGAAAATCCTGAAAAGGCCAAAGCATGTAAAAAGTCATACCGTGATGCTAACCCAGAGAAACATAAGGCTTGGAAGTCCGAAAGCCAGAAACGTAACAGGGATTCAGCTAATCGGCGTAACCGTAAGTATGCTGAGGCTAATAAGGAGATTCTGGCAGTTAAGACTGCTGAATGGGGTCGCAACAACCGAGGAAAGCGTGCTGCAACCGCTGCCAAGTATCGTGCAGCCAAGCTACAAGCTACGCCTCCATGGGCTGATTTTGGGATGATTGAGCAAGTTTATGACCTTGCTCAGAGATGTAAATCAATTAAGGGGTTTAGCCCTGAGGTTGATCACATTATTCCTCTCCAAGGTGACAATGTTTGCGGTCTTCATGTTCAAGGTAATTTTCAAATCATTGATATGAAGCATAATAGAATTAAGGGTAAACAATTTAAGGAGGCCTATCATGGCTTATAGTTCAACAGGCAATCCTCCTTCACGCATTTCGGTGGGTCTCTTGGCTCAGACGAATAACGTGGGGAGCACATCAATGGCCAATGGTGGATCGGTGTGGAGCTACTGCTCTACTAACCTGTCTACTGACATGCAAGTTGCCAATTTCTTCTCTGATGCTTTGGCATTGGGTATGAGGAATGGTGACATTATGATGGCGGCTTCGTATAGCACTCAAGGTTCCACATCCCATCAAATGGTAGTCGGTATGATTACCGGGGTGTCATCCAGTGGTGCTAATCTGTCTACGGCTGGCTCGATTACATCTAGCTAGTTTGTCGATGAAGTGATTGGGGTGGGTAGCTAGCTGTTGGTTGCTCACCCCTTTTTTTAACATGTATGAGGAGAGAGACATGGCTGAAGAAGAGAAGAGAGATGTAAAACTGAATCACACGCGCATGAAGGAAGCTCAGTTCGTGCGTAATTTGTGGGTGGTCACCGCTGAACAGGGTGTTACCAAAGAAGACCTATTAAAGCCAGATTACTGGTCACATGTATCCTTTCAATTCCGACCCTATGATCGTATTGAGGCCCGTTGTGATGATGGGACATTCTTTGCTGAATACCTGATCATGTCCTGTGAGCGTACTTTCGCCAAGGTCAAGGAGTTAAGTTTTACTTCTTTGACCTCCAGGGACGTAGCAATGACCCAGGCTGAACAGTCGGCGTACGAGTACAAGTATCGTGGTCCCAGCTGCATGCACAGCATTATCCGTAGTTCGGATAAGGTGGTGATGGTTGAGAAGCTGGACTCCAAGCAGGACGCACTCACCTGGTTGCATGAACATGAGAAGGCGATGAAATAATGTCCACGAGCAAGCTCCTGATATATAACGCGGCACTGACCATTTGTGGTGAGCGGCAGATTGCGGATCTCACAGAGGATCGTGAGCCCAGACGGTTGTTAGATACTGTCTGGGATAATCAGGGGGTTGATACCTGTCTGGAGATGGCTCAGTGGCATTTTGCCATGCGGTCGGTTCGACTGGACTATGACGCTGACGTTACGCCGGATTATGGGTTTCGCAGAGCATTTAGCAAGCCTACTGACTGGGTGATCACCTCGTCACTATGTTCGGATGAATACTTCAAAACCCCTCTGACCCGGTATGTGGATGAGTCTGATTACTGGTATTCGGACATTGATGAGATATATGTCCGGTTCGTGTCGAATGATACTGGTTATGGTAATGACTTATCCTTGTGGCCAGGAACCTTTGCTGACTATGTAGCGGCTCACTTTGCGACCAAGATCATCATGAAACTCACCTCTGATGAGAGGAAGCGAGAGAGCGTGATGGTATGGGAAGAGAAGGCATTGAAGAAGGCCAAGAACAAGTCAGCTATGGCTGGACCTCAACAGTTCCCAGCACCTGGTAATTGGGTGAGCTCTCGTTCCCGTCTTGGCTCCAGAAGTGATCGTGGCAACCGTGGGCAGCTGATAGGCTGATCCATGCCAACCAACCAGACTCCACTCTACAGCTTTAATCGAGGACTCGTATCTCCGCTGGCATTAGCCCGCACGGACATCGAGCGAGTTGGTTTGTCTGCGGAAACGTGTACGAACTGGATGCCTCGTAACTTGGGGTCGATGATGCTCCGATCTGGTACGAAGTATATCGGGGCGACTCGGAACAATAATGCAGCTGAATTCATCCCTTTCGTATTCTCAACCAGTGATATAGCGAACATTGAAATCACCGATCTGTATATGCGGGTCTGGGTGAGTGATGCGCTGGTCACGAGGGCGAGTGTTTCAACAACCATCAGCGAACCTGCTTTTAGTGCTCAGGGTGACTGGACTGACGATGATGAGGTTGGTGGTGCTGGTGTCGTAGCCGGAGGTGTACTTGCTCTGACGGGCAATGGCACAGCGGCTGCCAAGTGGTATCAGGACGTAACAATAGCTGCTGGTGACCAGAATGTTGAGCATGCGCTTGATATTAATGTGACGTTCGGACCGGCCACACTCAGGATTGGGACGGCACAGGGACTTGATGACTTGTTCTCAGAGACATATCTGGGTACAGGGATTCATTCGATAGCGGTTACTCCGACAGGAGCGAATATGTTTATCGAGTTCTCCTCAAGGAACAAGTACGGAGCCCAGATAACTTCCTGTGATATTGCGTCATCTGGGGTTATGGAGGTTGTCGCTCCATGGGCTGGGGCAGACCTTGAGAAGATTCGATACGATCAGTCAGGTGATATTGTGTACGTTGCCTGTGATGGTTATCGGCAATACAGCATTGAGCGCAGAAGCACTACCTCATGGTCTGTTGTTGAATACACTCCGAAGGATGGCCCGTTCAGATCAATCAATGATGGTCCAATTACTCTGGCATCAAGCCAGCTTACTGGTGGTGCTACATTAACGGCATCACAGCCATTATTTACCTCAGGTAATGCCAACTCACTCTACAGACTCACATCAAGTGGTCAGATAGTTACCGCTAGTGTGGTTGCAGAGAATAACTTCACAGACGCGATTAGGGTTACCGGGGTGACGACATCTCGAATCTTTACAGTCACGAGGTCTGGAAGGGTGGATTCATCGATAACCCTGCAGCGATCACTCACATCAGACTCAGGACCATGGGAAGATGTGGCGACTTACACAACAAATGCCACCGTTGCTTATGACGATACGCTTGATAATCAGATTGCCTGGTATCGGATAGGGATAAAGACAGGGGATTACGGGACTGACACTGTTGTTTTAACTCTCGATTACCCTGTTGGATCAGTGGACGGTGTGTTCATTGCGACATCATTCTCTACTTCGACCCTGCTAAATGGCAAGATTATCACTGCCATGGGCAGCACTGACGCCACTGCAGACTGGTATGAAGGATCGTGGTCCACAAGGCGGGGGTTTCCCACCTCGGTTGCTATAGCAGAGGGTCGGTTAGGATGGTCGGGTGAGGATAAAACCTGGTTATCAGCCTCAGATGCGTTTGAGACCTTTACTGACTTGTTCGCTGGTGATGGTGAGGCCATAGAGAGAACGATTGGTGCTGGTCCGGTATCGAAGATCAACTGGATGGTAGCGGTGCGTAAACTGTTACTGGGGGCTGATGGTGCTGAATTTTCAATGAGATCATCCTCTGATGACGAACCTCTAACCCCTTCTAATGCTCATATCAAATCATTCTCCACTCAGGGGTCTGCTACGGTTCGGGCTGCGAAGTTAGACAGTACGGCGATATTTATTCAACGGGGTGGTTCCCGGGTGATGGAGGCGGCATTTGGTGAGACCTATGATTACCAGACAAGTGACTTAACGACCTTTTACCCTGAAGCTGGGGACTCCCCTATCGTTCAAATCGCCATCCAGAGGCAGCCAGACACTCGTATTCACTGCGTTAGATCGGATGGAGATGTCTCTATCCTGTTACACGATAAGGCTGAGAACGTCTCCTGCTGGGTTAAGTACAGCTCTGGGGGTACAGTTGAGGATGTAGTGGTACTTCCTGGAGCCGATGGTACGGGGGAAGATGCGGTTTACTATGTGATCAAGAGAACGGTTGATGGTAATACCGTCAGATATCTGGAGAAGTGGTCATTAGAATCCCAGTGTCAGGGTGGGACTACAAGCAGACAATTAGATGCACACATTACAGTCACGAGTAACGGCTCTGCCACGATCTCTGGATTGACTCATCTTGAGGGTGAGACAGTAGCGGTGTGGGGTGATGGGGTTAATTTAGGGACTTACACGGTATCAGGGGGTTCAATCACTGCTTCAAGCAGCGTGACAGACGGCTGTATAGGGTTAGCGTACACCGCTCAATGGAAGTCCACCAAGCTAACCTATGCCGTAGCACAGGGAACTGCGCTGATCCAGAAGAAGAATTTAACGACTCTCGGGGTGATTATGAAGAATACTCACTACCAGGGGTTAGAATATGGACCTGACTTTACCAATATGGACAACCTACCCAAGATGAAGGACGGGGTTGAGATTGCAGCCAATACGGTGCATACGACATTTGATGAGGAATCGTTCTCGTTCCCTGGTAACTGGGACACTGATTCGAGATTATGTTTGCAGGCGACCTCACCGAATCCGGTTACTTTACTCGCTGCGATACTGGGGGTTGAGGGTCATGCTCGTTACTGATGGCACCCCTGATCTGCTAGAGGAATTCTACGGCGAGAGGCCGAGGGAATCGATGAACACGGTGGTGGTGATGGATGAAGGGAAGCCTGTTGGTGTTGCGGGGTTTAGTCTAACGAACGGAATGATGATTATCTTCACCGACATGAGCGATGAGTTTAAACAGTCCAAGGGGTACAAGAGAACAGTGGTGATAGCGGCTCGCAAGCTAATGGCAAGACTCCCGGACATGCCGGTGTACGCCGAGGCTAAAGCTGGAGTTGAAGGGTCTGAGGATTTACTGAAGCACTATGGCTTCAAACACATGCGTGGTGATATATGGCAAGTCTAGCGGTAATGGCAATAGGCACGATTCTATCTGCTTCTGCATCCCAGCAGGAGGGATATGTTGCGATGAACCTGGCGAAAAGACAGCAAGCGGTCAATGAGGTTGCGGCTGGTCAGGCGATTGCGGTTGGTCAGCATCGTGCGTTTGAGGAAAAACGACAGGCTGACCTGATGGCATCGAGGGCTGTGGCGGTGGCGAGCGCTGGCGGGCATGCTCAGGACATAGACAATTTGATTGCTGACATTCATGGCGAGGGTTTGTATCGGGCTAATCTGGCCATGTACGAGGCTGAGACAGAGTCTGAACGTATCAGGTACGAGGGCGAGCTGGGTGTTGAGGTCGGAGAGGCTAAACAGCGTGCAGCTGAGAAGAGAACCACGGCTACCGTCATATCAGGATTGGGTCAGGGCTTGTCCTACTCAACAAGGACTTAATCATGAAACTTCCGAATCCTAACGAACAACAAAGACCTACTCCACGATTTGGTGGTGTTACCAAGTTACCGGATACTTCTGGAATTGAGGCTGAGGGCTCACGGGCTATTGGCTCCTCTATTCAG